AGGCATTGCAGTCATGCTACCAATTTTAATATTGGTTGGTAATTTATCGAGGAATGGAATAAGTTTTTCTGCAACATGATGTTTACCGTAACGGAAAGTATACTCTCTCATAAGGTCTCGCCACAATGAATACAACCATTGGTAATTGGCAGATGTTTCACGACACCAAATACCAGATGGATGTTTCATATGTGAAGCAAGATACAAATTATCTTCACGAGCATCATCTAATTTCCATCGCATAGCCTTGCGTCCAGAAATAGACTTACCTTCATATTCATACCCATCGAGTAAACGATGAGCAGTGGAAAGAAGTTGTGCGTATTCCAGAATCATCTTAACGACATGTTTGTCAAGATGTTGCTTTGCGCATTCTTTAGTGTCTTCGTGAAGATAAAAAATATTCATAATTAGTAAGCACCCATATCATCATAACTAAACTTCAACGCATTCAAACCACGAATGCCACGAATGGTGTCATGAATCTGTTGAATTGAACTACTAGAAGAAGTATGTAAAATACCATGTCCTGATTTTGCGATGAATGGATTGATACACCCTATTGAGTCATCAACTAAAATAGAAAATTCATCGGCATACTTCGACTTTTCTTCTTTGGATCTAACAAAGTTGGCTTTATATGGAATGTTCCATTTGTCTAACCATTTTTGTTTTTGTCTTGATGCTTCGTTGCCTTGATCGACATCAAATGTTCCTTTAGAAGTTAAGATTTCAATTGTGATATCTTTATCTAATTTAGAAACATAGTTCAACAACTCTTGTGTGTCTGGCATAAATTCCAAATCTTCAAAGATCTTGTAATCCATTACTGCTGCCCTAAATCGTTTAGGGTTATCTTCAGCACCAGTCCTAAGTGCTTTGTATGCTTTGTCAAAGTCGCAAAGCACACCATCCATATCCAAGTACAACTTAATCATTCTGTAGCCTTACTCAATTCTTTGTATCCAGCCCATGAAGGATGGACATTATCTGTTTGCATACGATTCGTTCTTAGAATAGTATCATTGTTTTCATTAGCAACATGCCACACTGCTGACTGTGCTTCAGGAAACTTATCACTCGGCATAATCCAAAACACTCGCTGAGCATTAGTTAATTTGCGAATCGTTCGCAATTCTTCCTGCGTTTTTACATACTTGTGGTCATTTGATCCAAGAGAAATAATCACATGTCTTGCTTGTAGTGGTGTATTCTGAATGTTTTTATCAAGCCACTGCTTACTATTGATACCACCCTTAACATAAGCAACACATTCTTTGCGAACATTAGCGATACCGACACCAATACTATCTCCAACTACTAAGCATTCTATCATTTTTTAATATACCTATTCATATCAGGAGGAGACCATCCCTCAGGTTTAAGAATCTTTCCATCTTCACGACGACGAACCTTACCTGTCACTGGATCGACTTTTGCCATGTTCGTTTTAACAACTTCATCCCAAGCACCTTGAATGTCATAACCCTTCATGTGGCAGAATCCAAGAATTACCCAAATCATATCCATACAAGCATCAAGCTGTTCTGGTTCATCATTATCTCTTCGAGCATGAATAAACTCAGAATATTCCTCAACAATCAGATTGTGGTATAAAGAAGAATTCTCAACACTCGCTTTCTGATCGCAAGCATTTAGAAAAATTAGCACATCAAGTGGCATTCCCATTATTTGTTCCTTTGAGTGTCGAAATAAAAGTCAGAGTGTTCAACATGATCTTCTTCAGTAGTCCATTGTTCTTCAGGTTGCCACTCTTGGTATTCATCTGAAACAAATTCCAATCGGTCACCCTGTGGATAGAAACCCACACCACGAATGAACAAATTAAAATCTTCTAGAACATGATCAAGAAAATCATGCTCGCATTCATAGGTTACTGTTTGACCACTTTCGTGTTCTGCGATAAATGTAAATTTTGGCATAGTTTAATCCCACAAGTTTCTGTAATATTTTCCAAACAAAGTCAATCCTACTTGGATCTTTTCGTGATGTGCTTTATATCCTTCTATATCGAAGTGAGCAGTATCATCGTCATTCTTAACCATTTCATACATTGTTGCTTTACCATTCTCATCCCAAGCACAAGCCACAGAACGAGTAGAGTGAACACCAGTATGAAACTGTGCGTCGTTGTCTTCGTCACATAACTGCTCGAAAGACCAAATCATATGATCAAGTGCCCAGTCCCATCGTTTGAAATGATTGTCATCAGTATCCCACTCATTCTCTTTTGCTGGCGCAGAAGTTGAGCGGAGTTCTTCAGGAACATCTTCATCATCAACGAATGGTGCACCATGTTTAGTAGATTGCAACTGCTTCAACATTGGAAGAATAATATTACTCAGAGTACTATCCATGTTCCATGTATCATAGTGGTCAATCTTTACATAGTCTACCTTTGGATGAACGATGTCCAGAAATTTCTGAATACCTTTACAAATTGGATTTAAAAGATTCACCCACTTTTCATAGGGTGCATCTGGTTTATCATCAAGATTGTAAAAGACATCCCTATCTTTTTCCCAGAAACAAATTTTCTCAAGAATAGTATAAGGACTAATCCAATGGTGTCGATAATTACTTTTATAAACTTTCATTAATAATCTCGCTTCTCGCCTTCTTTTGTAAAGAATGCTCTAAGTTTTTGTTCTTCAGTCCAACCAACACAATAGTCATTATCTACATCGCAAAGTTTCAATGCATCTTCATGTGACATAATTCGATGGCTGACGATAGTTTCACCGATATGTTGTTGTGAAAACTCTTTGGCAGTTTCGCAAGTTACATCATCAAGCGCATACTCTGGATTGCTTGCTGGTGCTTGAACCATGTATCGTTGACGGAACATGGAAACACATTCTACCATTACCCAAACTTTATCTGATTTACTCAAAGTCCAACTCCCATCTTTGTTATCTGTCCAAATTAAATCATCACCAATATTAAATCCAGAATGTTCTAGGATTTCATCGTTCAATTGAATGAAAAACTCTCCATCTTTATCTTGTTCAACTTCAACTGTCCATGTCTTATTCATAATTTATCTCCAACCAATTTGTGTTTTCTGATAAAATTTCTACCATTCCACCAGAATTTTCAACTTTTTCAATCAACCCACTAAGAACACTACCACCATACATATTTGTTCCATAAACATCTTTATGACACTCATAGACAGAACCAGAACTACCCTCAAAGGAATATACATTACCCTCAAGAGTAGCTTTGGTAATACCACTGTTTAGTTTCCAAGAATCTGAACCAGCCCAACCACCATACCAAGAAGCAAAAACTTTATGAACTGGTGGAGTATCTGCTCCAGTAATCTTAACAACTACCCACTTATCTGGTCTATACTCACTCATTCTACACCTCTACGAATTTTAAGGCAAATCTATCTGCACGATCTTCGTAGTTGATGTAGCCACGAGGGTTACAAACAACACGACAACCTTTAATCATATAGTCAAAGTCTTCATGAGTATGACCATGAGTCCACAATTTAATTGCTGGACGATCCATAATGAATTGTTCCAAACGAGAATTGTAAGCACCATTCATCAATTGATCATGAGCATAACGAGGATGCTCAGAACCTTTGCTTGGAGCATGATGAGTACAAACAACAACAGTCTTCCATGGAGGAATGTCTTTGTATGCATCTTCAATAACCTTTAGCATGGCTTTGTGATCAACCACTGCATCTGATGGAGACAGATATGCTTCACGAGTCTTAAAGACTGCATGATACATTGGCTTACCTTCAGCATCTTTCTTATGGTCACCATTCTCATCAAGAGTTGGTTCCTGTGTTCTGAAATTAACTTCACGAAGACTATTCTTACAGATCTGGAAATCATTCATGCGACGCTGAACATGATTCATAGTCATCTCATCTTCACCATTCATATCAGTCCAAAGAGTGCCACCGATAAACACATGGTCATCCAACTCCCAGACTTCTTTGTCAAGAAAGTGAATGTTGTCACCACACTGCTTCATGGCATCTCTTAGATACCCTGCAGAAGTAGCAAAGTCACCATGATAATGCTCATGATTGCCCATAAGGTAAACCACATGAGGAAAGTTACGAGCACAAGCAGTAAAAAACTCAAGATAACGATCAGTTTTAGCAGAAGAAAGAATACTATCGGTAACACGAAGGTCAACAGCAGTACAAATGTCACCAGACAAAACAAGAACCTGAGCATTCTCAGTGTTTTCCAAAACTAACTGTCCAAACTCTAGATGGACATCGGAGCAAATTGCGATTTTCATTTTTAGTTCTCAATTTAATAGTAGTCGTACTAATCCAAAAGTATCGATTGCTGTTAGCAGGATGTAGTTAGCCAACATCCCAAACGATTTCCGAGTGTAAGCAGCCCAAGCGTACAAAGCACAACCAGTGATCCAAATGGGATAAAGGAAAAGAAGCGGAGGACTGGGTACAGTGACCGCCATTGTAATACTACAGCCAATACTGATAGCCCAAGCCAAAAGCTCAATGCCAAAACGAAAGGGGTGAGATCGAAAGTCATCACGGATCCAATCAAAGGTGGGTTTAAATAAATCATTCATAAGACTATTATACCCCAGTCTGTAATTAAAGACAACAGGAAAGTTGCAACTATACTTTGAAGGTGTAGTTACCTGAGACAGAAATTCTATAGTCATCGCTGGTATAGAATGGTGACACGGAGTGAGTCATCATTGCAGGAAAGATTGCAACCTTACCTTCATATGATTTATCAACTGGAATTGTATACTGAGCCAATGTTCCAATGCTATCGATATAGTGAAATTCAAAGCAAGCAGTCTTGTTGGCATTTTGTTTCATATCTGGAAACTGAGCCTTCTCATCTGCAATCTTATACGGAACCTGAATCCATAGAGCAAAACTCATCACACCACTGTGAATGTGACTAGGATTGAATTCATGTTTGGACTGGAAGTTTACCCATGCGCCATGTAGACCCATTTCCTTTCGCTTGTCCATTACATCAACTCTACGAAAGTAGTTAAACTTTCTATCATATTCCTGCATAAGAGGATCCATAATCTTTTCTAGATGATCTCTACAGTCAACGAGTCTGTACTCTCGCTTGATGTGACCTGCCAGATTCGGTTGATGCCCATCTGCATTCTCAAATGAATTTTGAATCTTATAGATCTCTCGCTTAATTGGAGATAACTGACTAGGAGTCAGAGTCGCCATTAAGAATCCAAGATTCGGAAATTGTACCAAGTCATACTGCATCTATCTACCTCGACCAGCCTTGCGAGTCATAATTCGTTTGACAGCAGTTTTGACCATTCGCTTGGCTAGTTTAGTATCTCCAAACTTTTGAGTCATCTGCTTGACTGCTTTCTTCTTTTCTTTCTTAAGCAATCGTTCGTTCTTTAAACGAGTAAGAGGATCTACATAAACCGCAACACTCTCTGTGATCTGCTGCTCTTGACTCTGATTTTTTTCTTCTGTATTCATCTAATCTCCAATCCTAACATCGTTAGTTTACAACACGACAATCTTGCAGACAAATTTAGTTTGCAATATTTAAAATAATATCCACAATCGCTCGAACATCATCTACATCAATCCCACAACGATGTGCAATATCGATGAGTTGCCAATTTCGTTCAACGAACATTTCCTTGACAGTAAGAATGAGATCTCGAGAATATTTCATTTTATTTCCTTGAATGTCCTATATCTAGCATCAAAGCCAATACGATTCTTAAACATCTTGACTTCACGAGCAGGAGTCCCTTGTCTTACAAACCCATAGAGCCATCGCTTGTCTGGAGAGAGAATGTAGGTATGATTCGTAGGAGTCCCCACCCAATCCTTTGTAGTTTCCTTAAAGACTTTCATTTCAATCTTTACCATACACACCCCATTTCCTTATACAAAGAGTTACGATCAATCCACCTACGATAGAAAACAGTAGGAGTCCCACAACTATAGTGAATATTAAAAACATGCTAGTAGAAAACAACCAATGGCTATAGGGATCATAATCCAAGCAATCTCTGGTAGCATAAAGATACCTACCACCCCTATAATAAGATTCACGATGCCAACTAGTACTAATCCACCAGAAAGAAATGAGTCGGATTCTTTAAACCACATCTTCGTCTTCCTGTAGTAGAAAATACAATCGTTCCAATGCTTCCATGGCTTCAGCTAATGCCACTTTCTGATCAGCGGATCCTTTTCGTTCGATATCGGTCTTAATGTCGTAGAGACAATTTTCAGCGTGACCTACTGTACTAGCCATTTCATTTGATTTAATCATTATGCAACCTTTTTAACAAAAAAATTTCTCGGGAGATTTTTGCGGTGAACCCGATAGAAACAAATAGAGTCTCGGTCGGCTTGCCACATTGCCATTGCGTTAGATAGTATCTTCCATTTAAAACAAGCAAAGTTTTGGGGGAGGGTCATTTAATTGCTTCCTGCCATCTTTGCTCTACGATCTCTTCCACCCATTGCTCAGGGCAACCAAGATAATTCGATATTTCTGCGATAGACCATCTAGTTGTATCTAGAAGATAGTTGATGTTTTCCCATAACTCTTTCATTTGCATATCGTATCCTTAAGCAGTAAGAATGTATGTAGCCAGATCTTTCCAGTTGTCGTTACTAGCACGAACCTTACACACAGAGATCAAAGTACGAAGATTAATCTCTTTAGCATCGTCCTTGATAGCACGAATAAGACCTAATGCGTCTGTCTTAACCTTCTTATCGTACTCAGGCATAAACTCATCAGAGAGAGCAATGTGTTCCATACGATCGATCTTCTGGCTAGTATTCATAGACAAGTCAATCATCATAGAACGACTGCGAATGGCTTGGTCGATCTTCTCCTGTGGCATGTTAGAGATGAAGATGACCCGTCCTTCGAAGTTGAATGATCGTGGCAGATCATCGTCACGCATGTCGGCATTCCAGCTAATGATACGCTTACCGTAGCTATCGAGTGCCCCCTTCAGGAGATTGAGTGCCACTGGATCTTTCAACACTGCATCACAGTCATCAAACACAATGATAGACTTGTTGTTCTCGAACAGTGTTCTATAAAGACCCTTAGCAGTGGAATACCCCTTAACCATAGTGAAGCATTTACGAGTATTGATCACAGAGCCAACTTGAAAATCAGCCAAATCACTGATGTCTTTATAGCCATTTGACTCAAGAGTCTTGGTAACAGTGTAAGTTTTGCCCAAACCACCTTCACCAGTGATCACAGCTGAAGGCTGAACACCTGACGCAACCATTGTTACAAGGTTTTCAACGAAACCGAATCGTTGATTGATGTTAAATTTCTCAACACGAGTGTCTTCAGCCATCTGAAAGTCCTGAACCGCATCAACCATCGCTGCAACTCGTTTTGCAACATAAGATTTTGAGTAAGATTTGATGGTTTTGCCACCGACCACAGCGTAAAAGTTGCCAGTAGAGTCGGTTTTGATTTCAGGGAGGACTTTTTTCATAATTTCGCTTTCGTTTTCAATCACAATAGAGTTATTATTACCGAAAACGCAATTAAAGGCAACAAGTATTTGAAATAACCCTCAAAAATGAAGGGTTTTTCCGTAAGTTGTTGTTTTTACAAGGATTTTTAGCCTTATTCAGCCTCAGTCCACAGGTCACCACCCAGAATTTCCTGTCCTCTCTCAAGTGGTCGAGCTGGAATCACATTATAATCATCATAATTTCTCTCATGAGCATCAATATTCGTGCTTCTCTCTCTGGATCTCTTGCCTACTTCACTAATAATCCATCGCTGCTTCTCGGCTACCTCACTATCACCAGTAAGATGCTTAGTAAGAGCAACAGATTTGGCTAATCGCTGTTCTTTAGTATAGGTGCGGTGATTCCCACAAGAGCGAGAACAGTATGCGCCACGCTTGGTGTGGGTGGTGCCACATGTGGGGCAGTCTTTGGCTTTGTATGGCATCTTATTGGGGCAAGATCACGAATAACTGAAATATATTCCGAGAGCGATAACCATGATCACACACAGTCACCTATATCATTTGCTCTTCGTCTCTTTTCAGCGAATGCATCAGCATCGGCTAGTGTTCCTAGTGTATATCCTTTATCACTATGGATTTTAGCTGCATGCTCTAGTTGATTCACTCTTGCTTTCAGTGCTTCTATCTTTAGGTTTAGTTCTTGTAGTGCTTGGATTAGAATTCGTTTCGTGTCGATTTCTACCTCTGTCGTTTCCTCAGTCATTCTGTATCCTTTGAAAAAATTTCGATCCCTTCGCTTCGCAGTCGTAACCATTCTTGTGCGTCGTTTTCAGAGTCGAAGTATGGGCTGACCACTCTCTTATCGATAGTCCAGAAGTAAGTATAGGTATTCATACCTGTATCTCTGTATTTGATTAGTTCCATATCCGTTCCAAATGACAAAGCCATCACTAAGATGGCTTATAGAAATTGTCTTTCTTTATAGTAGCGATAGAGTTTCACGCACATCTCAAATTGCTTTGGATAGTGCTCGTAGTTTGGGAGTTTATCTCCGTAGTACTCTACCAATTCATTATAAAAACTCAAAACCTCATCATCAGTCATTTACTTATACTTGTATCCGTTTTCACTAGCCCAAGTTTCAGCGTCTTCCTTAGTAGTGAAATATGGTGGTCCAACTCGTTTGGTTGGATCAGTAATCAATACCCAGTACCAGATGGCTTCAATCATAGCTGTATCTTTGTACTTGATTAGTCGAATTGTTGGGACGCCAGACATAGTTTCCTCCTGTTTCGATTATTTATGATCATGATGACAATCGCAGTCACCACTATGATCTGGATTCTTAAAGCGGAGAGCGATAACCATGACCACAATTCCACCAACTATAAGTAGTGTTAAGGCTGTAACCATTGTAACAATTCCTTTTCATTCATTAAACCAACATGTCGCTTTAACTCAGTATCGTTATCGTCTTTTAAGATCATAGTTGGCACACCACGAACACCATGAGTAACAGTTGTATCGCTTTCTTCATCGATGTTTATCTCTACGACTGGCACTGTAATTTTATCCCCTGCTTGCTGGATAATGGTAGTCTGCATCTTGCAAGGTGCACACCAGTCAGCGTAAAATTTGAGTAGTTTCATTGTTTATCCTTAAATGTAACAGTTGCTCCACCAATAGTTCCTGGCATTGGAATTGTCTCTTTTGTTTCTTCCTTTGGCAGATCTCGTTGAAAGATCGCATCCCATCTGGTATCGTATTCTTTCTGACTAACAGAAATTGGTCTAGGTTTGCTACCCTTGCCTGCTTCATGTGCCATATTACTTCTCCACTACAGCGATGATATTGTCCTCATCGATAATAACTCGTTGAGCATCACCAACTTTAACAACAGTAGTTTTAGCCCAGTCAAGAAAGATTTCATCTCCAATTGCGACCATTGTTACTGCTGGTCCAATTTCTAGTACGATTCCAGTTGTAGTATTTCCACTACCTCTAGTTCCTTCAATGATAATACCAGAGTCAGTCTTAGATTCTTTCTTTGACTCGGCTACAAGGACTTTCTTTTTCAATGGCTTAATGTTCATAGTTTTCCAAATTTGGTTGCAGAGGTTGGATTCGAACCAACGATTTCATGGCTTATGAGACCAGACGGATAGACCACTTCCATACTCTGCGATTGTTAATAATATTTTGTTGGTAGTTGCTCAGCTTTGATTTTCTTTTTCCATCTTGCTTTTGCTCTACCCTTAGCCATCTTCCTTGCAGTAGTTGGCTTAATGTATTCTTGTCTTTCTCTAACTTCTTGAAGCAATCCGCTATCTTCGATCTTTCGTTTGAACTGTCTCAGTGCTTGCTCAAATTTTCCATCTTGTACAATGACTTTACTGCCATCGTATCGTTTTTCTTTATGCTTACCTCTGCCGTACTCTTTTTGTCGTTGCGGTATTGCCAAGTTATTCTCCTGTGTTTGTGGTGCCCATTTACGGATTCGAACCGCAGACCTCCTCATTACTAATGAGATGCTCTACCAACTGAGCTAAATGGGCTGCGAAGTATTTAGTCCATTAGTTTAGTGTTATCGTGCCAATTTGTCAACAATGTAGCTAGCACTGACAAGCGAATAACAGTTATATCAGACAGTGTTGGTCGCACCCTTACTGTCGAGTAGTCATAGCGTCCTATGACGATACCTTGATAACACTAAACTAATGGAGCAGAGTGTGAGAATCGAACTCACGACACCAACTTGGAAGGATGGAGTTTTACCATTAAACTAACCCTGCATGGCGAGGAACAATGTTTCAATTCAAGCGAATAGTCGCATTGCAATAAGCAGTGCGCAACATTCAATAAACAGCCCACAACAGTATACCACGGAGCAACAAGCAGCGACCATAACGATCAAGTATAATCCGTGGAGCACACTACTATAAGTTTGAGCACGATTAAGCGGAGTTGGTTTTCAAGACCAGATCCAATATCTTTGAAGGATATTAGTTTCGCAACTATCCATCTGCTCTCTTATCGGCACTGTTCCTCTAAACTTACATAATTCCTTCAACTTTCAACACCATAACATCGACATCAGAGATCTCGATTACTGTGTTGACATTCAATTCCAACAGCTTGTCTTGAAGAGTTTGTTTATCTCTCTTCAGTTGTTTGACTCTTTGCTTGGCAATATCAATAGTGCTTTGCTCAACAACAGATGTTTCTACATTGTTGTAACGATCACCATAGATGGAAGCACGAGCAGATTCTGCTGGTGTTGCTTTGATCTTCTCGATACGAGCATTGATCTCTTCGAGAGTTTTAGCCACTTGTTTAGATGCCACTGCGCTGTACACAGCCATAGTTGCATCGATCAACTCAACATCAGCGAGGATGTTACTAATGCCAACAGTGGCATTTGCTTGAGCAACACTCTTGCGAATGTTAAACAAAGCAGTGTTCAGTGCTACCTTACGAGTAACATCGACAGCAAAGGCATCCTTTGCGAATTCAAACTCAGTTGCAACATTCTGAGTGTACTCAGTAATATTCAGAGTTTCCTGCACTCCAGAACTATTGATCGCTTTACGGATCTCGCTCTGAATTGCGTTTGCTTTCCTTAAATTTATTTTTTCCATATCAATTCCTTAAACAATAACTAATTATACATCAGCAAATAATTGCAGACAACTTGGAGTGGGTGACAGGGATCGAACCTGCATTATTCAGATTTGCAATCTGCTACCTAACCATTCAGTGCACACCCACATATTCTCTCACTCTACTATTCTTTGGAACACCTGACATTAGATATTCCATTTGATCTGCAAGAATATTTCTATTCATCAGAATCATATTCTCATAGTGGTTTGGTTCGTATGGAACATAGAGCAATTGCATCTTTGCTTTGTCTAATGTTTTGCTACCTTTCTTTGAGTTGCAACTCAAGCAAGCAGTAACCACATTAGTCCAAAGATTCAAACCACCTTTTGATTTTGGTATCACATGATCTCTTGAAAGAGCAGAGTAACCACCAACAGTGCCACAATAAGCACACATGTGTCTGTCTCTACCAAATAGAGTTTTATTGGTCAGTGCTACCTTTCCAATTTTCTGCAGTGAAACAGAACCACGAACAGCAATGATAGACTTTGTTTCTAGTATAGACTGTGATCCGTCGTTTCTGTATCCACCACGAAATGTCGCAACAGTTTCGCCCAATGACCAAACAACTTGGTCTTTAGCGTGATAACAAATTGCGTCTTCGAAGTTTACCCATGCTCTTGGGAGTCCACTTGAGTCTAGTGCTAGTACATTCATATCATCCTCTTTTCTATTACTATCTATTGGTGGGCTGACCTGGAATTGAACCAAGACTCAATGAATTATGAGTTCACTGCTTTACCATTAAGCTACCAGCCCATTGGTACGGATGGAGGGACTCGAACCCTCAAAACTCAGATTTTAAGTCTGATATGTATACCAATTCCATCACATCCGCAAACTCTGGCACCCCTAGCAGGAATCGAACCCACATTCACTCTTTAGAAGAGAGTTGTATTATCCATTATACGATAGGGATTCTATTGGTGGAAGATCAGGGAGTCGAACCCTGTGACCGTATTACTACGATCTACGGATTAGCAATCCGCTGCATTACCATCCTGCCCATCTTCCTTATCTTGGCATCCCAGCAGGGACTTGAACCCCGACTAATAGTTTTGGAGACTATCGTGCTGCCATTACACTACTGAGATATAACTTGGTGCCCCATGACAGAATCGAACTGCCGTAACCTGATTACAAAACAGGTGTAATACCATTATACTAATAGGGCGAAATTTGCGACACACAACTTATCTCATTATACTCCGTGTGTCATGGAGAGGTTTTGGTGGAGGATGGGAGGATCGAACTCCCACTTCATGCTTGCAAAGCACATGTGCTCCCATTATCACTAATCCCCCAAACTTGGTCCGAGTACAAGGATTCGAACCTTGGACCCCCTGCTCCCAAAGCAGGTGCGCTACCAGACTGCGCTACACTCGGATAAAAACTGGCTCCACAGGCAGGGATCGAACCTACGACCAATTGATTAACAGTCAACTGCACTACCGCTGTGCTACTGTGGAATAAACTTTGGTACCTCGTGACAGATTCGAACTGCCGACCTTCTCCGTGTAAAAGAGACATTCTACCACTGAAATAACGAGGCAACTAACTGGAGCAGGATATCGGATTTGAACCGATGACATTTTCGTTGGCAACGAAACATTCTACCACTGAATTAATCCTGCATAATATAATGGTGCGGATGGCGAGACTCGAACTCGCAGGATTTAGTTTCTAAGACTAACATGTATACCAATTCCATCACATCCGCATAATCTGGTGCCCCTACTCTGATTCGAACAGAGATACCTCTTCCTTTTGAGAGAAGCGACTTTACCAATTTGTCCATAGGGGCATGGTTCCCAATAGTGAATTCGAATCACTGACCTATCGCTTATCAAGCGAGTGCTCTACCGCTGAGCTAATCGGGAATAATATGGAGGAAGGATGGTAGAATCGAACTCCATGCGCTTTCGCACACCTTCTGCTTTCAAGGCAGAGTCCAGCCCAGCTGAATTAACCTTCCGTAACTTGGTAGTGATAGTAGGATTCGAACCTACGATAACTTGCGTATGAAGCAAGTGCATTACCACTTTGCTATATCACTAAAATTCTTTGGGGTGTCGTATGAGAATTGAACTCATGATGACGGAATCACAATCCGTAGTTTTACCACTAAACTAACAACACCATATAAAAACACACTCACCCGAATGGACATATCCAAAGTTCCGCCTACTGTCGGAAGTGTGTTTTTATATGGTAGGGGCACAGAGAATCGAACTCTGATTTGTAGGTTAAAAGCCCACTACTTTGCCGTTAAGTTATACCCCCGAATCTTATCTAACCTGCGCAGTGCTTTGTTTGTCTTGCGATGCGCACCAGCTTTTCTAAACAATGCCAAAGCAACGAACTGGTTGCGTTCCTTGGCGATCATCTTTCGTTTCATCTTTCTTCTCCTAAAAAAATTGGCACCCAATGCAGGAATCGAACCCACACCTCTGCGTTCGTAGCACAGCGTAATCATCCATTTTACTAATCGGGCATACTTGGTGTCGCCTCAAGGAATCGAACCTTGTTCGTGAGTTCTTCAGACTCCTGCTATAACCATATCAGCTAAAGCGACATTTATTTGGCGACCCTGCGGGGAATCGAACCCCGATATCTCACTAGACAGGCGAGTATAATAACCACTATATGACAGAGCCGAAAACTTGGTGGAAGCGGTAGGATTCGAACCTACAATGTTTCTTATGTGGCGGATTTACAGTCCGTTGCCTTCAACCAATTCAGCACACACTTCCGAAAACTTTGGTACACCATGGGGGAATCGAACCCCTCCTTTTGTCTGTGAAAGAGACATGTCCTAACCGATAGACGAATGGTGCATATATCAAACTAAAACACACTGGATGTTTAACAGAGAACTCAGATTTGAACCTGACCTACCATGCCGTCCATGGACTTGTCTGTTAACCACATTACTTGCTAAGTTGTTCCAGCGTGACCACCGTATCCATCTTTCGACTTCGTTTCCATCTTTCGTGTAACATAGCAGAGCCTAGCCGTCACTAGGAATATATCTCTACTATGCCACCTACTGGCTTAGTAACCAATGTGTTTTAGTTTGGCAGAGGGTACTGGGATCGAACCAGTGATGACAGAGTCAAAGTCTGTAGTGTTACCGCTACACCAACCCCCAACAAAAACTACTCAAATTTTTAAAGAACAATTGGCTGACCTTTGGTCATTTAATGTTTCCTGCTCAGCGTTTTGCATTTCTGCGTGCCTTGCGTTTTGAAACAACCGAAACATAATCTTACCGCACTTATGAATTTACGGCAACATCTTTTTTGATAACCCCACACGATGGTAAGGAATCCTCTAAAACAAAAAACCCTCTAACTTTTCAGGTAGAGGGTTTTGGGAAACAGACTTGTTGTCTAATCTACTTTCCAAAACCCCCAGTATCATTCTCAATCGCATATCCAAATGATGGGCGTGTGCATGTCCAGCCACTTGATAGTGGGAGATGCTTCTGCATAACTCTGGATATGTTTAACGAATTCATAACTGAATCTTACCTTAAAATTTATTTACCGACAACTAATAACCTTACAACTTGTAAGGCTATGATCTATTTAGTCATTATCTTATCGCTGTTTCACACTTTAGACAAATTTATTTGACATTTCTGCAAAAAATCTAAACCAATTGTGTCACGATACGATTCTCTATAGTACACATGACTGATTCCAGCACCATGAATTAACTTAGCGCAATGAATGCAAGGAGCATGAGTGCAGAATAAACTGGAGCCATTGCCTGATTCACCATCACGAGCCAATTTGATAATTGCGTTTGCTTCTGCATGAATAACCTCATCTTTCGTTTTCAATTCTTTAGTAAAATTGTTGTAGTCATAGCGAGGATCTGTCTTCGCAACATCAACTACATGTTCACATTCGTTGGTCCATCCAGATGGCATACCATTGTAGCCAATCGAGATGATACGATTGTCTTTTACGACAACTGCACCAACCTTCAATCTAACTGCACTGGACAACTCAGCGAATCTCTCCGCAGTGTCCATAAATGCATCAACCCACTTTTGTTTCATTTACGATAACTTTCCATCCATTTACCTAAGATCTCTCTGGCTTCACTGTTGCTAATATGAAATTCAGCAGCAAGGTATGGTGCAGCACCATACATATTTGTTACACCAGACTCTCTCAATTCTTCTAAGAACTCGAATGCTTCTTCAAGTTCAACTTTAGTGTGTGTCATTTGGACATGATCCCTTCAATCAATTTCTTTGCTTCAGTTGTATCACGAACCTCGTTGTCCAACTCAGCCATGATGACTAATCGTTGGAGCAATTCTGCTTCTTGTTGCAACTCTTCATCAAGAGAATTATACCACTCAAAGTAATCATCCTCACTATCCAAATTCCACATGATGTTCAACATGCGTTTCTGTCGTTTAGTTACACCTTGAATTGTAATACTCATGCTGCATCCTTAAAAATACCAGACCATGTCAACAGCTTGTTCAGCTTCTCATTCTTTGCAGTCATTACTGCAGATTCGCTAACGATACCATTATCGATAAGCAAGTCGATCATACACATCAAGTCACCAATTTCTTCTTCAAGGTGTTCACGATTGCTAACACCATTGTGCTCATCGTCCATACCAAACCGAAAAACTTTACTAATGGCTTGCGTTACTTCAGCACATTCTTCTTGAGTGATCAAAAGGATCTCTCGATTCACTTCATTAATTTGTTTCATCTTTGCAAACTTATTCATTAAACTTCCTCAATAACAACACGATAGTTCTTACCATTTCTATCGACCACAGTCATGGTTTTCTTAGTGGAAAGGAATTCACCTTTCTCTCCCAGATCCCATTTAACTTTACCCACTGAATCAACAAACGAACCATACACATGGCTGTCTTTCTTCAGTGAATCGTTTATGACTTTCGCCATGTAATCACAATATGCCAACATAATCAATCTCCTCTTCAAATTTGTGCTGGTTTTTCTTTATAGTCTGTGCCAGCAAAAAGACTGCTGTTTTGGCTAGTTTAAAGTCTTGCCACGGATATCCCTCCAGTAAGACTAGTGGGTTTAAAGTCCCAATCTTTTCCTGAGCAGCATCCCAAGAGTAGGTTTCAAACCCATCTTTTTGCGGAACAACTCACCAAGAGTTTTCTTTTTCTTTTTCATAACGACCTCCCTTGTTCTTGTTTCTATCATTTTAATTCCAATCTTTCTTATCACCAAATCGTTCGTTGAATTCATAACCCATAGCGTATGCACGCAACTGAATCCCATGCATATCTTTTGCTTCTACACGATCACCATTGTAAGTGCCTTCTGGATACCAATGAGGATCTAGTGGACGATGATAGTAACTATCAGCAGCACCACGATCGAAAGGACTACCATGGGTGCGACTAAAAATCTCACCACGATACTCAACTGTGTCTTTGTCTTCAACAATAAAATTCATTTCACTCATCTCCATAATAACCATAATCTTCATCAGTGCCCAGTCCAGCACTGGTCATCGCAGAATCAAAATCTCCATCCATGGAGTCATCATATAGATCCTGATCGTAATCAGCTACAATTTCTGCCACTGTCACTAGGTCAACTTTCAGTTGACGAGCAATCTCATCAATACTGAGTCCATCTTCATGCAACTCAATAATGTTTCCATGCAAATTACTGAAGTATCCCATTAGCGAATTTCCTTCATGGCATTAACACCAGACAACATCAAAGCCAAGCCAACTGCAGCGAGAGCCACGCAAGCCAACAGAGAATTTTCTGGCTGTTCCATACCACCAACAGCACCGAACACAATAACCAAACCAACAATAGTACGAATTGAACCACGCATTATGCCACCTCTTTCACATTAAAATAACCATAAGGAAGACCCTGAGTAAAACAGAAATACTCAAAGTCACCATTACAACCCTCAGCGTCCATCAACCAAGCAATCACTCGGTCACGATTAGTGCCAGTGTGCATTAAGTTAAGAACACGATCTTCGAAACGAACAATCGCTTCTGCTTCATCAGCTTTGCGTTGCTTTTCAGACTCTTCGATAGCACGACCAAGCACTTCGAATTCAGACATGAACTGCTCTTCAGTCCAGCTGGATGTATCGATACCACGAGGACGAACACCATAAGCATCCTTGTACATGTCCCAGAACTGGCACTGCATTTGTTCTAACACAGACATCTCTTCCCAGCTAGTCAAAACTTCAGTCATTTCGTTACCTTTTTCATTCATCATAAGATTATTATACAGCAGGATGCAATTAAAGACAAGCACTAAATGCGAAAAACCCTACACTCGGTAGGGTTATTTTTCCTTGCAAAAACAACAACTTACGCAGGGGTTTTTGGAGCCTTCACGATAGGGGCGACTAGCCTGTGTTCCTCAGCCCATTTTCGGGTCAATTTAGGGTACAATTTTTGAATTTTCTGATCCTTAATTGCAATCATAAGTTTGGCTTCATCGGGGTGAATACCTTCAAGAAGATTTACAAACAACTGCTCTCGTTGCAACTGTTTCAAATCCTTTCGGCAGAATACATAGAAACGACGCAACTCTGTATACAGATTAGTTGGTGTCATGCCTAGTGGTTCAACTGCAGGTTTGTATGGAGGATCTCCATCTGGCAGTACGAATTTCTTCTCTGGATCGTATGCGTGTTGAAAGATCATCGTCATTGCTCCGATTCTTTCTCTATGCTTGATCATCCCATCTTTAGGATTCTCGTTCAAGTACTGTAAAATTTCTGTGATTGGTTGCGCCATATTAAAATTCCTCAATTTCGTCTAGTAACAATCGACATCTGTTCGCAATCAAATAATTCATGATGCGCATCTTGTCGCCTTTTGGTTTAGTATTTAGATAGGTATCCATAATGGTCTTTTGGATATTCTCTGGAATGTGAGCAAAGTCAACAAGAGTTTGATTTCGTTGCCAGTTGCGTCGTTCCTCATCAGTACGACAAGCAGTGAATCCATTCTCAACAAACTCAGCAAGTCGTTTAGCACTAACTGGTGTTTGTCGTTCACCCTTAATAAATACATCATCCTTACTTAAAATGTTTGGAATACCATCACCTGAATCACCCTTAACAATATGCTCAATCAGATTAGGATGGATCTCAGTTGGTTTAACCTTAATCATCTTACGCAAGATTGGACTGAACTGACTTACATTACTCCACTTGTGCAGTTGTTTGAAGTCTTTGTCGGATGAGACAATCATCACTGGCTCATTACCGAAACCAAAATCTTGGTTGCCTTTAGCGAGCACAGCAATGATGTCATCCGCTTCGCACTGTTCAAGATGAATAATCTTATATGGAAAATTCTCAATCATTTCATCACGAATCTTACCCAGTGTGTCGAAGATCATATGCCAGTCGAGTTCAGAAGCATCTCTGGTTTTCTTTCGACTAGCCTTATAGTTTTCAAAAAAGTCTCTGCGCCAGTACTTACGACCATCACAGCAGATTACTACTTCTCCAAACTCTCTGCCATACTTCTTCTTATATGCTTTGATTGTTGATAGCGTTGCGTGACGGATTAGGTTAGTTACCTCTTGCTGATTATCCGACATCAGTTCTTTCTTGAACGATAGGATATTAGCAAGCGATACTTGCGAGTAGTCAATTAGAATCATTTTAAAATACTTTCAGTAGGATACATTCTTCGTTCACACGACCATTTACTGCTTGTTCTTTAGTGGTCAATGCCTTATATGCAGTGCTTAGTGGTCGTTTAGTCATTGATGCGTAACCCTTGACCAATTCTGGTTTGCGTAACATCTTGGATCCAGACTGTTCTGGATCGTAGCCTACAATTGTAGTACCCTTCACAGATAATCCTTTCGGATCAATAGCACGATATACTTGTAACTTACGATACTTTGTATTGAACACCCACAATTCTTGACTGTTCACGATTGTCGTTGCCATCACAGACTTGATTCCAAACTCAGGGCTATCCTTCATGAACTTCATCTTAGCAACGAGTACACCAGCAGGTTTCTCTTTGCGTTTACGAGGAGCACGAGTGGATTTAGCCACTTGGACTTGGAGTCCACATGCATCTTTAATTGATTCAACAAGAGCAAGAAACTTCTTGATCTTTGTTTTCTTCATATTGGAATAGCCTTCAACCAACTGTTCGTCTTTACCCTTAAGAACTTCTTGCAGTTCAGCAATAGTTTTGTCGAACATGGGAGCAATCAACTTTGCAATTGGACCACTCACCTGTAGTTGTTTCAAGATATCTTTGGCATCGAATGTCTTGTCTTCCAAAAGAAAGTCATCAAGCAATCCTTCGAACTCTCCAGCAATTTCGTGTGCTTTATCAAGCATTCGTTCTTGAATGTTAATAACATTAGTCACAGGTTTCTCCACAGCAACTTCTTTTACTGGTGCTGGAATCATTTTAGTCAATTCTTTGATCTTGGTAGCCAAGAACAATTCTTCCTTTTCCTGTAACACAGAACCACCATCAACCATTCGTGCCAATACACCAGCATGACGAAAATATGATTCATCAACTTTCAGTAGTAGTGCAGCAATTTTCTTGTCAGTCTTTGCCACATGAGTGATAAGCCACTTTTTCTTTTCTTTGTCATCATGACTGTAGCTGTAATAATTTAATGCGTGCAGCAAGTCAACCTTGTAATTATCTGGTCTGAGTTGTGCCTCAGAACCCTTCATCATTCGTTCGACTTTTGCGATCTGCAGTTTGCGTTTAGCTGTAGTAGCCATAGGTATATACCTCCATGTTTATAATCTATTATACCGCAGACTGCAATTA